TTGTATTCTCAAATCTTTTAATATCTTCACCTAAAGTAAATATCATCACAAGCGGAGTATTTGAGTAATTAATTTCGTCTAAAGACAAAGCTCTAAATGTTACATTTTTGACTTTTTCAAGTCTTAGCAAATCAGTCTTCAAAGTGTTTAGAATTTCATTTCTCATTCTTAAAATCTTTCAAAATTTCGTATCTTAAACCTTGTCCAATCTTTTCACGCAACTTTTCAATTGCTTTTTGAATTGCAGGTCTCAAATAAGCTCTCGATGGGAATTTCAAAACACTTCCAAACAATGCTACTCGCCTTGATGCATCGCCAAGTTCAGTTCCTTTATGTCGAAAATAAAGCATCCAGAAATATCGTCTCATATTTGGTGTAACAGGAATTTCCCCGCCATATTCGTGAAGTCTTGCATAAGGCACTTTAGTATATCGTTCAAAGATAACTTTATTGTCAGTAATAGTTCTTTTTGTAACACTATCACTTGAACTACCAAGCCACGAATTTGCAAGTCTTTTAGATTTCAAAAGCAATTGACTTCCACCACCACCCCAGATTGTTTTTGGTGTTCCGCTTGCATCAAAATTCTGAATAATAGATTGATACAGATCTTGTTCAAACCAATCTTCAATTGCTTTTAAAATCTCACTCATACATTATACCTGCGATATTTCTGAAACCTTATTTCGAAGATTCTTTGTTCAGCATTTTTATCAAAGTTTTCCGTCATTCCCATCTGAGGTCTATTCTTTTGAATTACAAATAACATTCCCTGTCCTTGCGAACTTTCGTTAAAATACAAACTTGCAAGCTCTAAAAGTCCAAGTTTAATATCTTTCGGCAATTCAATATCATCATAACCAGCATTATAACTAATTTGATAATTTTGATTTCCCGCTTCGAATAAACCACCTTCGAGTATTACCATTGTTTTGTCTTTAATGATAAGCCTTGAATAATCAACGCCTTGAACTAAAGTCTGAAAGTTTCCTGTTAAGTTATCATACTTGCCAATACTTAACACACTATTTACTGGATAATTATTCAAAATCAATCTATCTGAATTGTCACCATCATATACTTCAACATAATCTTTCTTTCTAAAATCATAATTTAAATAATTAATAGCATTATCAACCGCAATATCAATTAGTAATTGAATAAAATTATCCAGCTCAGCATTAGTTTGGTCGAGCTTATTAAATTGTTTAAATTCAAAAATACTTATCATTTTTTAATTATTCCTAAATCAGTGTAAAGTTTAAGTAAGATGACATAATTTTTTAACTCAAAATACTTTGAGTAATTAATTACGACTACATCACCTTTTTTGTATTTACCATAATCTTTAATGAATTTAACTAAACACTTAACCATATAAATCCTAAAGGGGGCAAAGCCCCCGTTAAATTATTATTAATTACCAAATATTGCAGAATAACCCTTCAAAAGCCCTGGATTAAATGCAATTCTTTCTTGCATCGAGATGGCAACCATAGTTGGCCAAAGTGGTGTGCCATCGACTGTTGCTTCTTTACTTACCTCATAAGTAACTTCACTTCTGACACCAAAGATACTATTTTCAAAATTACCAAAGATAATATAAGGTCGAGCTCCAAGTGTTCCAGAAACCGCAGGTGCTTTTTCAATCAACACAACAGGGAAACCGAAGAGTGTTGCAGGATAACCTGCATTAGCTTCGTAAATTAAAGGTCTACCATCGTTATCTTTTAATTCACGGATTTTTGCAAATACCGTTCTATGCATCGCCCATTTTGCACCAGTTAAAAGTGATTGATCTAATCCATAAACAGCTTCTATTAAAACATCATAACCCAAATTTGATATACTACCATCTAAATCAAAAGAAAAACCAAAGCTTGATTGACTAACACCAGTGCTAAAAATACCAGTAAATGGTGAAGTGTCAGAGAAGCAAGCGGAATCTTCTTTTGTTGCGATTGCTTTAGCAAGTTGCTGAATTATAAAATCACTAACATCTACAATAGCATCTTCCAACAATTCTCGTGTCACCGCCACAACACCAATTAATTTTCGTGCAGTAAGTGTAAGCTGACTAAGTGTTGGTTTCGAAGATGTTGGAGCCACCCCTTCATTTACGAAATATGCAGTTGCACCAGTATTTACACTTGGAATATTAATTATAGGATTACTCCCCATCGGCATAATTGTAAAGAGTTTTCGTGCCTGTCCATAAGTAGAAAGCAATTCTAAAATCTTTGGTTTGGTAACTTCAGGCACTAAATAACCACCATCGGAGGCAGTGCCTTCTTTCATAGGATCTGCCGCCTTGCCGATAAGCAAATTATAAGCATTCTTCAAAGACTTAGAAAATGCAGTAGTCGGATTTTTCTCTTCATCTTCAAGTTTAATATCAGGTTTGGTCGCATTGCTTTGTTTGAAAGCCTCTAAAACAGAAGCAGTGATAATAGATTTAATTTCATCAGCCGTGAAATTATATGTTACTTGATTTTCCATTTTTACCTCCATATTCAAATTAGTTAAACATCGTTAATTGATGTTACCCTTAATTTGACTAATAGCTCCAGCAACAGCTTCTTTGACAAGTTTTGTCAAATCACCATTGCCTACTATCCCCGTCTTTTGAGTAACATCTTTTTTAATAAACTTCTCAAGTTGTTCAAGTTTAGAATTAAGTTCTAAAATGCTTTCTTGCATTAACTTCAATTCATCGCCTTCAACATTAGATTTAATGTTATCAATTGTCTTTCTCAAATTTTCAATCTCAGCAAGTGTCTTTTTGTTTTCTTGCAACAGCTCTTCAATTTTATTTCTAAATTCAAGCTCTTCAATTAACTTAATTCCTTCATAACTCTTAACAATTGATCTCCCTATAGTAATAGCATCAGGATTTGCAGGAAGTGACACCGCTGAGTATTCCACAAGCTCCCATTTGTTAAATAAATGTCCATCTTCTAAATCAACAGCTTCTTGCCAGTCAGGAATAAATCCAATTGACCAAGCATTCATTACACCTTCTTTGTATAATTGATAAATATCACTTGCAAAATCAATCGATGCAAACTTTGTTTTTGCTAAAATTCCATTATTTTCGTTTTTACGCCATAGTGATTTACCAATTACCCAGTTTGGATTATGATTGAAAAGCACAATCGGATTTTTTTCGTAATTACTTAAATCTGCCCCCGTTGGATTTACAATATCGCCATATCTATCTTTCGTCAAAGTTGTAATATAATGCACCACCGATCTTTCATTATCATTGAATTCTTTATTGACACCTTGAAAAGTTAAAATTTTCTTTTCCATAGCAAACTCCATTAATTTTGTGTTACTAAATTAATTTAAAAAATTTTTAGCAAATTTCAAATAATCAATAGCATTAATATTTTTTGAACCTTTAAGTTTGCCTACAACTGCTTTTACGCCTTCTGTAAGCACAATGGTTCTAAAACTATCTGGCTCAAAAAGTTCAGGATCTAATTGTCTAAATCTATATGAATTTTCGGTCTCATCTACTCCATTATCTTTAAATTCGTGGTCTTTAATCCATTTCTTTGCTTCTTCAAGAGTAAAGAATTTTTTATCAAAAATGATAGTTTGAATTTTTAATGCTTTAGTTTCCACAAAAAAGCCCTTCTTTTTGCCTTGAGCTTCTTTGTGAAAGTCTATCGGAGCACGATTAAGAGCAATAATTGGCATATCTGCTTCGGGAAAATCATATTTAGGATAGTTTTCTAACTCTCTAACATCATTCAAAGTAAGCCAGCCATCGTTTAATCCATTTTTATAATAATTAATATTAGCTTCAGTATCTTTCGGAGCAAGGGGATCGTGTTCAATTACGAGGTTTTCTCCACCTTCAAAATCTAATGCAAAAGATTTAGTTAATGTTTCGTCAAAATAACTACAGAGTGGATCTACAACGCCACTTGTAAATTGATAAATTGATGCTTCAGCGGTGGCACGATTGATATTTTCACCGATACCTGCTAAAATTTTTGGAATTTGGAATGCCGCCATTATTTCTTCACGGCTAAGTTGTCTTTGAATAGTAAGCTCCATATCTTTAATTGAATACGCCGCCTTGACAGGTTCGACTAATTCAAGTAATGCCACCTTATAAGCGTTTTCATATCCACCACCATATCTTTTTTGCAATTCTTCTTGCATTCTTTCAAATGTTGTTTTTGAAAGTTCCTTATGAGCCACAAATGTCTGTCCTAAAAATCCACCACTTTTATAAAATTGCTTTTGATATTTAGTTTGTAATTGGTCGACTTCAACTTGGTCTAAAATATTACTTATGATTGGTCTACCAACGATAACATTATCAGGATCGGGATAAACTAAATTAATAACATCTTCATTTTTAAGAGTTAATTCTTGCCCACCATTTTTGTATTTATAGTGTTTCAAAACTCCATTTTCAATTACAGGTTCAACATTAAAAGGTTTAAGTTGAATAATCGCCGCAGGCACACCAAGTTTATTTCGTAATTTTAGAAGATAACTATTTCCATATAAAGCTAAATGAAACGCCCAGCGATATTTTATGCTCCAGAAGGTTTGATAAGGATTTGGATTTCTAAAGATTTGATTA